GTGCGGAACGGGGCAGGAACGTGCAGGGAGAAGTGGCACAAAATCGACACAAGGAGTTCTGGAGGCGTTCCGCCTGAAACGCTGAAGACTGAGGAGAAAAACAAAAACCCCGGCGCGCTGGGGGGCGCAACCGGGGTCAATGTGGAGACGAAAGCTGTCGTCGATCAGACTACCCTGATCGATCTGCAAAAGGCAACCGCCTTGGTCGATGCGCTTCTGGCCTGTGACCATTACGACCGCGTCCCCTTCCTGGAAGCCCTGCTGGACGAGTTGCGCCCCGGCTGGCCACAGACGCCCTTTCTCTGCGGGCTGATGGAGGAAGCCGGGTTCTGGGCGGACATGGCGTCCCGCGCCGAACTGAAGGCCTACTGCCTCGCCAGCTACCAGCGGATGACGCCCGCCGATCAGGCCGCCTTCCTGGGCTACGTCCAGCAGACGGAGGCCGCGTGATGGGGGCCTTCGAGATGATGGGCGCGCTGGACGCCCGGCACCGCGAGGAACACGGCGTCACCCCTGCGCGGATGCTGACCGGCCGTGCGGGCGATCTGGCGGCGGCGCTCATTCCGCTGGGCCGCGTCAAGCCGATCCTCAAGTGCCGCTATCTGGTCAAGGGCTGGCTGGATCAGGGCGCTTTCAGCGTCGTCTATGGCGAGTCCAACGTGGGCAAGACCTTCTTGGCGATGGACCTGGCGCTGCACGTCGCGGCCGGGATGGATTGGCACGGCAGCCGCGTTCCCAGCGGCGACAAGTGGGCCGGGCCGGTGATCTACGTCGCCAGCGAAGGCGGCAGCGGCATCCACAACCGTGTTGAGGCCATGCGCCGGGACAATCCCGAGCTGATGCGCCGGGTCGAGGAACGGGGCGACTTCCTGTTGCTCAAGACCGGCCTGGACCTCTGCACGTCCGATGACAGTCAGTGGCTGGTCGAGGCAATCGGGACCATGCCGCGCAAGCCGTCCCTGATCGTGGTGGACACGCTGGCTCGCGCAATGGGCAACGGGGACGAGAACACGGCCAAGGACATGGGCCAGTTCGTCCGCAGCGTGGACCATCTGCGGGAAGTGACCGGCGCCCACGTCATGGTGATCCACCACAGCGGCAAGGACGCCAGCAAGGGCGCGCGAGGGTCAGGCAGCCTTCGGGCGGCGGCCGATACCGAGATCGAGCTGACCCGCGACGGCGACACGATCATGGCCGAGCAGCGCAAGCAGCGGGACATGCCCTGCGAGGGCGTGTTCGCCTACACCCTCAAGTCGGTGTTCCTCGGGATGGACGATGACGGGGATCGCGTCACATCCGCTGTTGTGACGCCGGCCGAGGCAGTGACGCGCAAGAACAAGGTCAAGCTGACCGGCACCGACAAGATCGGGATGCAGGCGCTGTCCGACGCCCTGGCGAAGCACGGCGAACGGAAGTCGGGAGACATGTTCCCGAGCAACCGCCAATGCGTCAGCCTCGAACACTGGCGCGAGTTTTGCGACCGCCACAGCCTTTCTAGCGGCGAAGGCGATAGCAGCAAGAGGACTGCCTTCCACAAGCTCAAGAACCGCCTGCAAGACAAAGAGATTGTCCGCATCGTGGATGGCTTCGTCTGGAAGGTCGAGGGGGATGACCGTTCCCAAAGCAGAGGGAACGCTATTCCCGAGCGTGAGAACGCCAGCGCAGCCCCGTTCCCGAGTGAGCAGGGAACGCCCGTTTGCCCCGCAAATACTGGCCAGAATGATCAGCGTTCCCACCGTTCCCCGACCGTTCCCGAGAACGCAGGGAACGCCGGTCATGCTGCCGTTCCCACCGTTCCCGCGCTCTATAAGAGCGGGAACGAGGGAACGCTGACCCAGCCCAGCAACGAGGGTCAGTCCAAAACTGGACCCACCCCTGCACCTTCCCCAGCAACTGATCTGGCATGGCATCAGGGCAGCGAGGTTGTCCCCGATGATGGGGAAAACGTCGCCCCTTCCCCAGCTCTGACCCCGCCCGACCCGGACGCTATCCGCGCCGCCTTCGATGACTACGCCGCAACCGACAACCCGAAAGACGAGAGGGCCTGGCGATGACCATGACACCCGACATTCAGATCACGGCGCTCAAGATGATTGATGCCGTCCCAAGCCGGATCGGCAACCGGCTGCTGGCTTTGTTCGACGCCACCATATCGGGTGTGTGCCTCCAAGGCTGTGCCCTGATCGAAGGCGCTGACGGCATCGCCCGCGTGAAGGGCCCGGCTGGCAAGACGCACAAGGGCGACGTGGTGCGGGCGACCATCATCGACCCGGCGCTCGAGCGGGCGATCACCAGGAAAGCCGCTGGCCTCTATGCCGCCTGCACCGGCCGGGAGTTGGCTGATGAGTAAGCCAGTCGCCACGATCCAGAAGAACAAGCGCGAGGCGATCCACGTCCTGATCGACGAGTTCAACGGCCGGCAGATCTTCAACGTCCGCGTCTTCTATGAGGCAGAGGACGGCAGCGTGAGGCCCGGCAAGGCAGGCATCGCCTTCAGCATCACCAAGCTGCCTGAGTTCGCTGAGGCGGTGCAGAAGGCGCTCACCGAGGCGCAGCGGCAGGGGCTGGTGCCATGATGGGGGGTGGTCTCGAACTTTGCCCCTTTGGCGGGGACCGGCGCGGGGGGCAGCGCGCAAGATATGACCGAATTGGAGATTTTGAGATGACCATGCAGGACAAGCCGCCGTTGGATCGCTGGCGAGCGGACGCGGTTCTGGAGCCCGAAAGGAAGCTCTGGGGCCTTCCGCAGATCGCCGAAGTGCTGGGCGTGAGCGTCGACAAGGCCCGGGAACTGGCGAAGCTGCCCGAGGTGCCGATCTCGCGGCCTGTCGGGTCCGGCAGCTACTTCGCCTTCCGTTCCGAGCTTCTGGCCTGGCTTCGCGGCCAGCCGACCCACGAAAACCCATGATTTCCTAGGCTTTCCAACGATCTCCCATCTGCCGGAGCAGGGCTGAAGTGGGGCATATCATGGTCCATGAGACTGTGGCCCTTCACCCGCAAGACTGTCCCGGCTGAGCAGAAGTCGCTCGCTTCGCCCGATGCCGCCCTGATGGCGGCCCTGGGCATCCTCGACGTCACCTCGACCGGCATCGTCGTCAGCCCTTCCGAGGCCTTGCGCGTCCCGGTGGTGGCGAACGCGATCCAGCTGATCTCGGAGGCCGTCGCCTCGCTCGACGTGACCGTGAAGCGGATCGAGGGCGAGGACGAGATCGACGTTCCCGACCACCCGCTGCTGGCGCTGCTGCGTGACGAGGCCAACGACTGGACCTCGGGCTTCGAGCTGATCCGCCAGATCGTCCGCGACGCGCTGATCAGCGATGCCGGCGGGATGGCCTGGGTCAACCGCATCGGCGGCGAGGCCCGCGAGATCATCCGCTACCGCAACGGCGTCCTGCAGTTCGAAACGGACGTGGAAACCGGCGAACGGCGCTACCGGACCGTCAACCGCGTCATTCCCGCGCGCGACGTGATCCACCTGCTGCCGCCGCACGACCGCGCGCCCCTGACGCTGGCCCGCGAGGCGATCGGCATTGCGGTGGCGCTGGACCGCCACGCGGCCAGCCTCTTCAGCCGCGGAGCCCGCCCGTCCGGCGCGCTGGTGATCCCCAAGGGCATGGGCGAGGAGGCGATCAAGGCCGCCCGCGCCGGCTGGCGCGCGGCGCATGAGGGCACCGATCAGGGCCGCACCGCCTTCCTTTACGACGGGATGAGCTTCGAGCCCTTCACGTTCAACTCGACCGACGCGCAATTCCTCGAAAACCGGAAGTTCCAGATCGCGGAGATCGCCCGCGCCTTCAACATCCCGTCGCCGATGCTGGGCGACCTGGAGCGCGCCACCTGGTCGAACAGCGAACAGAAGGGCCGCGAGTTCCTGTCCTACACGCTGGAGCCGTGGCTGCGGGCGCTGGAAGGCGCCATGCGCCGCGCGCTGTTCTCGGACGACGAGCGGCGTGACCACGTGATCCGCTTCGACCGCGACGACCTCACGCGCGCCGACCTCGCCACGCGCGCCACCACGATCAACAGCCTGATCGCCAGCCGCACGATCAACCCGAACGAGGGCCGCTCCTGGCTCGGCCTGCCGCCCCGCGCCGGCGGCGACGAATTCCTGAACCCCAACATCAGTGCGGCGCCCGAGGCACCGCCCGCAAGCGAGGCTGACGATGCAGCTGAATGACATTCTGGCCGACGCGCAGGATCAGGATCGAGGTCGCGACTTCGACCTCCTCGACCCTGTCACCGGCAAGACGACCGGCATCACCCTGCGGATCGCAGGGCCTGACAGCGCCACGCAAGCCCGCGCCCGGCTGCAGCTGGTCGACGACCTGGCCGAGATGGCTGACGACGAGGGCCGGATCAGCGCGAGCGCCCGCGAGAAGGCTCGCCTCAACAGCCTCGCCCGTTGCGTGCTGGGCTGGGACGTCAAGGAAGACGGCGAGCCCGTCCCCTTCACCCATGCCAACGTCGTGCGGCTCCTGCGGGCCGCCACGTGGGTGCAGGCGCAGGTCGACGGCTTCGCATCCGACCGGGCCGCCTTCCGGGGGACCCGCTGATGCAGCAGATCGAGATCAAGGCCCAGCTGAGCGTCGACGACGCCGGCACCATCACCGGCATCGCCTGGCCCTTCGGCTCGGCGGACCGTGTCGGTGACGTGATCGAGCGCGGCGCTTTCGCCAAGGCCCTGCCGCCCCTGCCGATGCTCGCCAGCCACGACCAGAAGGACACCGTCGGCGTCTGGGACGAGGTCATCGAGACCGCCGAGGGCCTGTCCGTGAAGGGACGGCTCCTCGTCAACGAAGTGGCGCGGGCGGCAGAGGTCAGGGCGCTCATCCGGGAGGGCGCCCTGCGCGGCCTCTCGATCGGCTTCGCCTCGCGCAAGGCTCTGCCCCGCAAGGGCGGCGGCCGCACGATCCGCGACCTGGAACTCCTCGAAATCAGCGTGTGCGCGGTGCCTGCGCATCCCGGCGCGCGCATCACGTCAGCAAAGGACATGGACATGACGGACACGACCGAAACCGAAACCCCGGACATCGCGGCGCTGGAAGCCAAGATGACCGACCTGGAGAAGAAGGCCGACCCAGCGCCCCTGCTGGCCCGGCTCGACAAGCTGGAGGCCAAGATGAACCGGCCGCAGGGCGATCAGAAAAACGACGACGGGCCGAGCATCGAGCGCAAGGCCTTCGCCAACTACCTGCGCCTGGGCGACCGCATCTCGTCCGAGGACCAGAAGGCCCTGAACGAGACCAGCGACACGCAGGGCGGCTTCATGGCGCCCCCGGAACTCTCGACGGAAGTCCTGCGCGACCTGGTCGAGTTCAGCCCGATCCGGCAATACGCCAGCGTCCGCACCACCGACGCGCCCGGCGTGATCTACCCGGTCCGCACCGGCGCCACGAATGCGCAGTGGGTCGCGGAGATGGAGCCGCACGACGAATCCACCATCGGCTTCGGGCAGGCCGAGATCGAGGTCGACGAGCTGGCGACCTTCGTCGACATCTCCAACCGGCTGCTGCAGGACGCCCCGCAGGTCGAGACCGAGGTGCGCAGCGCGCTGGCCGAGGACTTCGGCCTGAAGGAGGCGAGGGCCTTCCTGTTCGGGGACGGCAACAAGAAGCCGGAAGGCCTGATGGTCGATCCCCGGATCCAGACCGTCGCCAACGGCCACGCGACCAACCTGTCGACCGACGCCCTGATCGCCCTGATGTATTCGCTGCCCGGCCCCTACCGGAACCGCGGCGCATGGGTTCTGAACGGCACCACCCTCGGCAAGCTGCGCACCCTGAAGGACGCCCAGGGGCAATACATCTGGCAGCCCTCGCTGCAGGTGGGCCAGCCGGAAACCCTGCTGGGCCGCCCGGTGGTCGAGATGGTCGACATGGAGGACGTGGCCTCCAACGCCCACCCCATCATCTACGGCGATCTTCAGGGCTACCGGATCGTCGACCGCCTGCAGATGTCGGTGCTGGTCGACCCCTACACCCGCGCCCGCGAACGGATCACCCGGCTGCACGCCACCCGGCGCGTCGGCGGTGCCGTCCTGCAACCCGACCGCTTCCGCAAACTCAAGATGGCCACGAGCTGAGGAGCCTGACCCATGCGTGACCTGTATTCCAACATCACCTCGCTGCCCGCCCTCGCGCCGGCCGTGCAGACCGCCGCCGCGCAAGGCGCCACCATCGACACCCTCGGCGCCGGCCGGCTGGCCTTCGTGGTCAACACCGGCGCCGTGGCGGGTGACGGAAACTTCGGCGTGAAGCTGCAGGAGAGCGACACCGGCTCGACCGGCTGGACCGACGTTGCCGCCGACCAGGTGGACAGCACCGCGCCCGCCACGCTGGCCGCGAACAGCAGCTACCGCCTCGGCTATCGAGGCTGGAAGCGCTACGTGCGGCTTGCGACGACCAAGGCAAGCGGGACGAGCATCGCCGCCGGTGCCGTGGCGGTGATCGTGCCCCAGACCCGGCCGGGTGCCTGATGCCGGCCCGTGCGCCTCGCCTGTGTTCATGTGGCAAGGTGGTGCCGCCCGGCGCCTCCTGCCCCTGCCAGGCGAAGCGCGCGGCCGAGCGCAAGGCCCGCTTCGACAAGACCCGGCCGAACAGCAGCCAGCGTGGCTATGACGGCCGCTGGGAGCGGGAAGCGAAGGCCTTTCTAGCCCGACGCGAGAACAGCCAATGCGCCGCCTGCGGTGCCCCTGCGGTGGTCGTCATGCACATCAAATCGATCCGCTCGCGGCCGGAACTCCGCATGGACCAATCCAACTGGCGGCCCGGCTGCCAGCGATGCAACGCAATCGAAGCCGCCCGTGAGCGGCGCGCACCCCGAAAGGTTCAGCAATGACTATCTACGCCACCAACGGCAGCAAGCTCTACATCGGCGCTGCGCTGCCCGCGAAGTCCACTGACTTCGTCGCCGCAGACTTCACCCCGCAGACCTGGGTGGAAATCGGCGAGATCGAGGCCCTCGGCACGCTTGGCGATGCCGCCACCGAGATCAGCTTCGACGCCATCAGCACGTCGCGCACGCGCCGCCTGAAGGGCACGCGGAACGCCGGCTCGATGGAGGTGGTCGCGGGGCTCGACTATGACGACCCGGGCCAACTGGCCGTGATCGCCGCCGAGAAGACGCCCCATGATTATGCCTTCCGGCTGGTGCTGAACGACGCCCCTCCCGGTGGCACGCCCTCCGAGCGCCTGTTCGTCGCCAAGGTCGCCTCGGCCGCCGAAGCCCTCGACGGGGCCAACTCGGTCATGAAGCTGAACATGACGCTCTGGGTGAACTCCAACGTGGTCAAGGTCGACGCGGACGCGGCCTGATCCATGCTGTATTCGACCTCAGGCTCAAGGCTGTTCATCGCGAATGCCCCGGTCGAAGAGTCCGGGACGTTTCCTGCGTCGGGCTGGGTGCAGATCGGCGAGATCGAGGCCCTCGGTATGCTCGGGGTCGAATGGGACGTGGATTCTGGCAACCCGGTTGGGGAGTGGGACTCGAATGGCATGCCGGTCGAGTATTCCCTCAAGACAGGCATGCGGCGCCCCGAGATGCCCCTTGTCATGGGGAATGACCCCACAGATGCAGGGCAACTGCTGCTGTGGACGGCGGCCCGTTCGCAGGCAAGCTATCCCTTCCGCCTGGTGTTCCCCGATGGAACCACGACCCGCGCGTGGTTCGCCCTGGTGATCCGCATCGGCGAGGTCTTCGACACCGCCAACAGCGTGATGAAGCTGCAGGTCGACCTCAAGCCAACCTCGGACATCTCCAGAAACGGGGTAATCCTGACATGATGACCGTGGCAGACCTGCAAGAATTGATGGCCCAGGCCGGCCTCACCGGAGATGCCCCCAGCAGCGACCTCCTGCTTCTGCAGCAGAAGGGAGACGCGGCCCAGAACCACATCGAACGCCTTCTCGGCTACAGGATCGACGCCATGTTCGGCGGCCCTGGCCTGCCGCCGGTGCCCGAGGCGCTGAAGGAAGCCGTCCTGCAACTGGCCTGCTGGTGGTTCGAGAACCGCGAGGCCGCGGCCGACCGCGAGCGCCACCTGCCTTTCGGGGTCAAGGACATCGTCAACGAATACCGCGGGTGGACCTTCTGATGTCGGACGGCGGCCTCAAGAGCTTTCAGAAGCGGATGCGGGCGATCCCGCAGGCCGCGCGCAATGCCGTGCAGCCGGCCCTGGTGAAGTCCGCCGAGGAAATCGCCGCCCTGCAGCGCGCTATGGCGCCCGACGATCCGAAGACCTCGGCGCCGGACCTGAAATCCTCGATCGCCGTCACCGGACCGGGGCAGACGACGCCGCCCTATTCGCAGCCCGGCGGCTCGATGGTGGTCCCCGAGAACATGGCCGCGATCACCGCCGGCAACACCGACGTGCGCTATCCGCACCTGCAGGAATACGGGACCACCTTTCACGCCGCGCAGCCCTTCTTCTGGCCGGGCTTCCGCCTGGGCCGCAAGCGCGCCCTCGACCGGATCAAGCGATCCATCGGCAAGGCCATCAGGGAGGCGAAGTGATGGAGCTTGAGGTCCAGAAGGCCCTGCGCGGCCGCTTCACGACCACCGCCGCCCTGATGGCGCTGGTGCCCGCTCAGAACGTGCTGGACAGCAACCAGCGGCCCGCCCCGGTGCCCTCGATCATCCTCGGCGAAAGCCAGTCGGTGGACGAGGGAACGAGCCTGCGCCGCGCCCATGTCCGGGTCTTTCACACCGTCCATGTCTGGAAGCGCGAGCCCTCGCTTGAGGGGGTAAAGGCCATCGGCGACCAGATCAGGCGCGCCATCGGCTTCGGACGCCTGGTGGTGGCCTCGCCGCTCCATTGCGCCGACGTGCGGGTCTCCTCGATGCGCTACCTGCGCGACCCTGACGGCGAGCATTCGCACGGGGTCATCACCATCGAGGCCCTGATCACGGAGGACCTGTCATGAGGGCCGGCCGTCTGACCGAACTGATCCGCATCGAGCGCGCGACCGAGAGCCTGAACGAATATGGCACGCCCTCGACGACCTGGGCGCGCGTGGCGGAGGTCCGGGCCGAGCTGGTGCAGCAATCCACGACCGAGTTCATCCGCAACTTCGGCGCCACCGACGAGGAGTTGGTGATCTTCCGCGCCCGCTTCGTCGAGGGGGTCTCCAACGCCGACCGGGTAATCTGGAAGGGCGAGGCCTTCAACATCAAGCAGGTTGCCCCCATCGGCCGGCGGGAGGGGCTGGAACTGCGCTGCGTGAGGACCCCGGAATGAAGGGCGCCAAGCCAGCACTGCAGGTGGGAGGGGGCGATCTGACCGATGCGCTGCCGCCGCCGCGCTGGCTGGCGGCCGAGGCCAAGGCGGAATGGAAGCGCGTCATGCCGGTGCTGACCGAGCGGCGCATCCTGACCGATGCCGACCTGGGCGGGCTTGAGAACTACTGCGTCTGCATCGGCCGCGCCCGACAGATGGAGAAGGCCATCCAGAAGGAGGCCGACCCCGAGATGATGCTGAAGCTCATCCGCGTGCAGGACAAGGCGATGGCCTCGGCCCGCCAGCTTGCCGCCGAACTCGGCCTCACGCCGGTTTCCCGCTCGCGTCCTGCGATCCGCGAGGACGATGACCGCGACGATACCGCCAACCCGCTGGACGTGGGGTGAAGGTATGGGGATGACGCCCATACCTTCGGGGTTTTTCCCCAAACCGGGAAATACCGGATTGGTCCCCGGATCGGGGGAGCAAAGGCACAACGATCGCCGTGATACCTTCCCCGAATGGATCTATGACAACAGCGAGATCCCCGATCCCTTCGGGCATGGCGAGCGCGCCGTGCGCTTCCTGCGCGCCCTGCGGCATCCGAAATCCATCCTGCCGAACCGTGCCTTCCAGCTCGACCCCTGGCAGGAGCGGATCGTGCGCCGCATCTACGGCCCGCGCCACGACGACGGCACCCGCATCGTCAACACCGTGGCCCTGCTGTTGCCGAGGGGCAACCGCAAGACCTCCCTCTCGGCCGCGCTGGCGCTGCTGCACACGATCGGCCCGGAACGGCGCCCCGGGGGCGAGGCGATCTTCGCCGCGGCTGACCGCAAGCAGGCCGGCATCGGCTTTCGCGAGGCCGCAGGCATCATCCGCGAGGACAAGCGGCTGGTCTCCCAAGTCGGCATCTATGACGCCCATAACGCTCCCAAGAAGCTCCTTTACCGCAGGGAAGCCTCCTACCTGGAGGTGATCTCGGGGGATGGCGGACCCCAGCACGGCCGGACGCCGGGCTTCGTGCTGGCCGACGAAATCCACATCTGGAAGGGCCGCGACCTCTGGGAAGCCCTGACCACCGGCCTTGAGAAGATCGACGACAGCCTGCTGGTTGTCGCATCCACCGCGGGCCGGGGGCAGGACAACCTCGCCTGGGAGTTCTTCGAGGACGCCCGCAACATCGCGCGGGGCAAGGTCGACGACCCTTCCATCCTGCCGATCCTGTTCGAGGCCGACCGGCGCGACGATTGGGAGGACGAGGCTCTGTGGCACCGGGTGAACCCCGGCCTGCAGCATGGCTATCCGAGCCTCGGGGGCTTCCGCCGCCACGCCAGGCGCTCGCAGCGCAGCGTGGGCGACCGGCAGTCCTTCAAGCAACTGAAGCTCAACATCTGGCTCGACGCCTCAACCGACCCCTTCGTCGACATGGACATCTATGACGCAGGGGGGAAAGACTTCGATCTTGAGGCCCTCAAGGACGAGCCCTGCTGGCTGGGGGTGGACCTGTCCTCGACGGTCGACCTTTCCGTGATCGTGGCCTGCTGGCGGGTGGCCGAGGGCTACTTCGTCAGGCCCTGGTTCTTCTGCCCGCAGGAGGCCCTGGACGCCACCTCGGGCGACAGCCCCCTCGACGACGAGGACGGCATCAGCAGCCGCGAGGCGCAGTCCGGCGCCCCCTATGAGGCGTGGCACGAGGAAGGCCTGATCACCGCCACCTCAGGCGCAGTGATCGACTATGCCGAGATCGAGGGCCGCATCATCGAACTCTGCGAGGAGTTCAACGTCCAGGAGATCGCCTTCGACCCGCACATGGCGCGGCAGGTGCAGCCGAAGATCCTCGAGGCCGGCCTGCCGGCCGTGGACTTCCGGCAGGTGCCCTCGCTGATGATGCCGGCGGTCCTCGAACTGGAGCGCGCCCTTCTCGGCGGCGAGTTCTTCCACGGCGGGCACCCGGTTCTGCGGCACTGCTTCGCCAACGTCGTGGTGAAGCGCAACGACCACGGCCACGTCGTGAAGTTCACCAAGCCCAAGCGCTGGCTGTCGATCGACGGCGCCGTCGCGGCCGCCATGGCCGTGGCCCGGGCAAGCGCCAACGAGAACACCATGACCACCAAGGCGGGGTGGTTCACCGAAGACCTTTGGCAGCCCGTATAGGAGGGCAGGATGAACGCAAGCGTAGGAGCCGACGAACGGCTGGTGGTGATGCTGGAGGCGCGCGTGAGCGAGTTCGAGAAGCGCATGCGCCAGGCCGAGCAGCGCGGAACCCGGACCTATGACGGGCTGCGGCGGGGCTCGCGATCCGCCACCCGCGACATGGAGCGCGACATGAACCGGGCGGCCGCCTCGATGCGGCAGTCGGTGGCGAGCATCTCCGGTTCCATCGGCTCGCTCGGCCGGGCCATGGCGGGCGGCTTCCTCGGCGGGCTGGCGATCGGCGGCCTCTCGGAGATCGTCAGCAGTTCCCGGCAGGTGGTGCAGGGGCTGGCCAACATTGGCAACGAGGCCAGGCGCGCGGGCCTCTCGGCGCAGGCCTTCCAGGAATGGGCCTTCGTCGCCGATACCAACCGGATCAGCGTCGACGCCCTGGTCGATGGCTTCAAGGAACTGAGCCTCAGGGCCGACGAGTTCATCGCCACCGGCGTGGGACCGGCTGCGGAAGCCTTCGGGCGGCTCGGCTATCGGGCCGAAGACCTCAAGCGCAAGCTGAAAGACCCGTCCGCGCTCATGCTGGAGATCATGGAGCGGCTGGAGGGCATGGACAAGGCGGCCCAGATCAGGATCGCCGACGAGATCTTCGGGGGCACTGGCGGCGAGCGCTTCGTGGAGATGCTGGGCCAGGGCGAAGGCGCGCTCAGGGACACCATCGCCCGCGCCCATGAAGCCGGGGCGGTGCTGGACGACGAGTTGATCCAGAAGGCTGACGAACTCGACCGGCGCTTCCGCGAGCTTCAGACCACGGCCGGCAACTTCTTCAAGCGGGTGATTGTCGGCGCGGCCGACGTGACCGCCGAACTGGCCGACACTCGGGCCCGGCTCGACGAGATATTCAGCAGCGAGGCCGAGGGGCGCATGCTTCTCGGCGACGACACCTATGACGCCCTGCGTGAGAACCGCGACCTGGTCGACGAGAACCGGGTCGCGATGGAAGACCTCGAAGCGATCCACCAGCAGCTTGCCGAGACCGCCACGGCCACGGCGGCCGAACTACGGGGCGCCATCGGGCTTCTGGACAGCTGGGGTTATGACGGGGCCGCCGACGCCCTGCGCATCGCCGCGGCCGAGATGGACGCCCTGTCGACCGCCTTCCAGGACGGCGAGATCACCGGCGACGAGTTCGCGGCCAAGCTGGTGGAGGTCCAGGGCGCGGCCGAGGATGCCTTTGCGGAACTGGAGGCCGGGGACCGGGTGCAGTTCACCGGCGTCATGTCGCAGCTCACCCGCCTCGGCGGGGTGATCAGCAGCGTCACCGCCCTCGCAGGACAGCTCAGGGCGGCATTGTCAGCGGCGGCGGGCACATCCCCTTCGCAAGTCTCGACACAGGCCCTGAGGGACCGCCACGCGGCCGAGCAGGCGAGCATGGAAAGCGCCCGCGCCTTGGCCGAGGCGAACGACCGCTTCACCGACAGCGAGACCGCCCGCAACAGCGCCACCCGCGAGCAGCTGGCCCTCGAACGCGAGATGGCTTCCGTCCGCCAGCGTGCCAAGGAGACCGGCGCCACCCTGACCGATGCCGAGGTGCGGGGCTTCGCGGAAGCCGCCATTGCGGGCGAGGCAGGCCGTGCAGCGGCCGGGGCCGCGGGACGAGGTGGTGGTGGTGGTGGCGGATCGGGCCGAGGCGGCGGACGAGCTTCGCGAGAGCGGCAGAGCGGCTTCGACCGGGATGTCGAAAGGATTCGGGAACGGATCGACGCCTACCAGATCGAGGCGGCGGTCCTGACGGCGGCGGCCCTCAGCGGCGAGACCTACGGCGACGTGATGGCCTATGCGGGCGAGAAGGCGAAGCTGCTGGCCGAGGCGCAGAAGGAAGGCCGGGAGATCACGCCGCAACTGGAGGCCCAGATCGACGGTCTCGCCCGGGCCTATGCCGAGGCCGGACAGAGTGCCGAGGACGCGGCCGAACGGCTGGAGAAGGTGCAGGAGGCGGGCGAGCGGGGCGCAGAAGCCGTGTCAGGCATCTTCACCGCGGCGCTTCAGGGCGCAGACGCCGCCAAGCAGGCGGTGGCCGGTCTCCTCGACCAGATCGCCGAGGCGATGATGAACCGGGCCTTCTCAGGACTCGCAGCCAGCGGTGGCGCTGCGGGCGGGTTCTTCGCGGGACTCGGCTCGCTCCTCGGCTTCGCAGGCGGCGGCTTCACCGGCAGCGGCGGCAAGCATGAGCCCGCCGGCATCGTCCACCGCGGCGAGTATGTGATGAGCGCCGAGGCCGTGAAGAGGATCGGGGTGCGCAACCTTGATGCAATTCACAAAGGCTCATCGGCTCAGGGCGGTAGTGGCGGGGGCAGCGTGACCGTCAACGCTACCATCGACCTGCGCGGCACCACGGGCGACCGAGCGCTTGATGAGAAGATCCGTGCCGGCGCGGCTCATGCCGTCGCGCAAGCGAACCGGGCGATGCCTTCGCGCGTGGCCGAGATCAACCGAGATCCTTTGAGGCGATAATGGATAGACTGCAGAACCAACTCTGCGCGGCGGTGAAGGCGGCCCTGGCTGGTGGGAAGGTCCGCCCGCCCGAAGCCGGCATCGAACTCTGGAAGGCCTTCCAGCGCCTCTCCGCGACCCGCACCTATCACCCGGCTGGGCCGAACCCGATCCAGCCTTCCGAGATCGCCGCCTGGTGCCAGCTGATGCGGATGCCACTGGAGCCCCGCCACGTCGAGATCATCCTCGCGATGGATGGCGCCTGGCTGGATCAGGCCTATGCGCGGGACCGGACACCTGACGGGGTGAAGACATTGCCGCCGATCTCGCAACAGCCTCTCACGGTCGCGCTGCTGGACGCGGTGATGGGGTGA